TGCGTCGCGTTAGTACGTCACGTTAGTACGTCTTACGACCATCTTATATTTAGCGTGTTGTAAGTTATTGATTTTATTGAAGTTGTTGTTTTGAGTTTGTCAAAGTGTGGTGTTGTTTGTGCAGATTATTATGTATATAGCGGCTATGGAACCATCTGAGCTAGTGGGGGATGGGGTACGGGTGGGGGTCTATTTGTTGCACCTGCTAGAATAGGTGGTACATTAAACCCAAGTCGAGCGATAACGCACGGCCCGAGCGTACGGCTACCGTACGCTGTTCACTTACTTTTATTTGGAGAACGCCATCATGGCTAAAATTGTTAAGAATGAAACAACTGATACCCCTTCTATTCTGGATTGTGCGCGCCTTGCGCTAGCAGCTGATAAGGATGCTTCTAATCAGCGCATGGAATTGGAGATGGGTCTCTGGGATGTAAACGCTAAGCAGGATAGCGCCTACGCTGTACTCGCCGAGGCTATCGATACCACTGCACCGGCTACTCCGCTAGTCGCTAGCGACGCTACCATCCGGGACTTGGGCAAGTTTGTCGAGAAGTACGGGCAGCATCCGACTTTCCGAGATAACCCGGTCATGCACTTCCAGAATGCAATGGCTGCGAATTCTGATCTCGAGGCCGCGCATACTGAGTCTGGGATAGGTCGCGAATTCCGCCAGTGGAAACAGAGCGTTATGCAGAACACTGCATACTGGGCTGGAAAGTCTGGCTGGACTCAGCGAGGCCGGGATGCTGCTGAGGCTTTGGGTTTGACTGAGGGCGATGCAATCATCAACCCTACGCTCGACCCTGAGGCTATCAAGGCCGAAGAGATAAAGGCCGAGCAAAAGGCTGAGGCTAAAAAGGCTCGCGATGCCTATAAGAAAATGCCTATGGGCGAGCAGATAGCGGAAGATATGCAGGCTCTGCACAATCGCCTGACGGTCTACCATAATGCTCTGCTCGATGCAGAAGGTATCACCGGTGCATCTGCTGATGCTGCACTGGCTCTTGTAGATGAGGCTCGTGAGACCCTCAGCGAATTGCAGGATAAGATTGCTTCTGCCCCTGCATTCAATGGCAAGATCAAGATTAAGGTCAAATAGCCATTCCCGAGCGTACGGCTGCCGTACGCTCTTCCCTTCGCCCTCCGGCTCCGGCCGGAGGGCTTTTTTTGTGCCCGCGAAAAATGCACTTTGTGCCGCGCATCGCGCCAAAAAATTTGGTGATAGTAGTGGAAGCGAGCGGGTCAGCCACTCTAAAGATGCGGAAGGTGATAGTACCGATGGAGCTACTGCGCCATCTTATTTCTAAAGAATATATAAGAAGGTGATAGTACCGGTGGAGTTACTGCGCCAGACAGCGTACGGCAGCCGTACGTTGTAATGTTACGTTTTAATCCTAATGTTATGTTTAATGTTACGCGCTAAGTACATGAAACGCATAGAAAAAGAGCCTTTTGTGTAATGTTATGCGAAAAAAAGGACATACAAATATTTTCTTCTCTTCTTATCCCCTCCTATTGCAGTGAAAGCCCATTTCAACCAAACGCTAAAAGTGTATATATTTCTCTAAATCTCATAACAATATAACAATACATACAACACCATCCCCGCACGTCCCTATTTCTGGGCACTTCAGAAAAAAACCTATTGTTACATCCCCCGTAACATTAGACCTCATTTTTATAACAATATAACAATACCAAGTGTAATGTTACGTCCACTTGACAAGGTAGGGCTAATTGTGGTACAATAAGGACAGTGGGAATTCGCCCACGGGACACGCTCGCGTACGGCTGCCGTACGCTGACAACGATGGAGAACGCTATGACTTTTTTGATGGACTCACGTAAACGCAGGACTCACTTACTGCTCGCGGTCTGGCCGTGGCTTGTAACAAACGCCCGTGTAGGTAATGACGTTGATACCTTCCTTTTATTCCACATCGGGAGGGCGTAATGGCTAATTGCATCAAGTGTGGCAAACAATACTCACCTGCCCGTGCCAAGCTAGGCATAACAACGTGCTTGGTATGCGGTGACCGTGAGGCGGGACAGGCACGCATGGGATGGTGCGTTGCTCAGGAGTACAACAAAGGTGCGTATCAGTTGGTCACTGACCCCGATACGCTGAAACAAACAAACCCCAAGAGAACTATGTGAACGTACGGCTGCCGTACGCAAGGAGAATGACAATGGATAAAGAAATAATTTTGTGTGATGTAGATGGAACACTGGCCGATGTGAACCACCGGCTTCACTACATTAAGAACGATGACGGGACACTCAAGCCCTACGCCGAACGCGATTGGGATAGCTTCAATGAGGCGTGTGCGGAGGATAGACCGAACACTGATGTTATCGAGGTACTGAGATCATTGGTTCGTTCACCGAACGGAGAGCGGTTGGTTTACTTCCTGTCTGGACGCAATGAAGTGGTACGGGACACAACCGTTGCATGGTTACAGAAATATGTTCTACCACATGAGTCTAAAATATCCATAACTAAAGACCTGCGGATGCGAAAAGCAGATGACCGCCGACCGGACACCGAGGTCAAACTGGAGATGGTGCGGGAACTTGGTCTCACACCGGATGATGTGCTGTGCATACTAGACGATAGGCAGTGCGTGGTAGATATGTGGCGGGAGAATGGCTTCCGCTGTTTACAAGTAGATGCGTGGGAGGAATAACAATGAGCAAGAATAACTGGGAAGTAGGCGAAGTCTACAAGACACCTAACATACACGACCCGCACGAGCAGTATGTGTGGGCAGATGATGGCCTACCTTGGTGGGCGCGTGCGCTGTACGGGGTGGGCTTTCTGGGGTTCATCGCAGCAATCGTGATCTTTGGACTACTACTGTAGGAGCAAGCAATGAAGCTAGAAGATATGCCAGTGCAGGAGATGAACCAACTTATCATAGAGGCAGTGCTTTCACGGATGAAGGAGGAATACTCTGAAGATAGGTGGATCACTCTTATCGATCCATGCCGAGATAGCTCACCGCCTGACACTTACGAAGCAGGGTATAACGCTGCCTGTGGCGTTTTGCGGGTAGTGCTTTGTGAGTTGATGGAGATAGCAGACTTAAACGAGAAGGAGGAATAACAATGTCAGACCCTGACAACAATAACGAAGTAACACTGGCCGACCTATTGGCCGAGTACGATCCGGCTGTCTTGCGCCAATGGCTGCGAGAGCAGGAGCAACAAGAACAGCAGCAGACGCTGCCAAACAATCCATTTACTAACGAGGAATAGCGTACGGTTGCCGTACGCAAGGAGAACGCCAAAATGTATGGAACTAGAAGCTCTTACGAGATACCAGTGCTGAACACGTATGAAAAAGCACTGGCTCATTACGAATCAATCAAGCCTATCAGGGGTAAGGATTGGCTACGCCCGATCATCAACACCCCCAACGGTAGACGCAGGCAGCACATGCAGATCATCAAGCATCGGGATGAAACCATCGCTTGCAGACTGTATGACACCAACGTGCTGACCTACCTACCTGACGGGGAGATTCACTTCACAAATGGCGGCTACGCCACAAGCACAACGCACCAGTTTGCCGCAGCAATACTCGGTTGGGGTTCAGTGCACATCCACGGACACCGTGACCAGACGTGCATCAACTGCGGTAAAAAGTCTGTGCTAGTCGAGGATTACAACCCGATCAAACTCAGGTGGAATGCAGACGCACACCGCTATGACTTCATCGACGCGCCCAAAATGTACGGGTACTACCTGAAACGTGCCCCGATGGGGATGCGCCGCAAGGAGATCGAACCATTCACCAAGTACGTGCTAGCACTAGCCAAACTGGTAGACCCCAAACAGTATGAGGAATACAAGGGACAGCAGAGCGCCTACTGGCTGCACCGCAGGGTGACCGGCGACGAGGATGCTCGGGTGGAGGCAGCGGAGTACCTGCTGCGACGAGCCTGTACATGGAGAGGGGACTGGCTGAACCGCGAGTTATCAATACTTCCCAAAGACATAACAAACATGCTCGACGACATGCTCAAGTATATGCACGCCGAGGACTTGTTCGAGGAGCGGGAAGTGGATAAGCCAAATACTAACGACAACGCGAAGTACATGCTTGGGGAGGACGTGACGATATGAAAACTCTGGTGCGAGCAAAGTCTCAGTGTCCTGTGGATACTGGAGAAGTGGTAAGGGACGGACGGGGACGACGGTATTACGTGTCCCACGTTCACAACAACAAAGTAGCAGTGGTCTCGATGGATGGCAGGAAGCTGCACATGACTGCTGACCCGAAGCTGTTTGGGTGCTACTTGACAAACTAGGGTATATTGTGATACAATTAGATAGTGGGAATTTAACTTTTTTAACCAACCGCGTACGGCTGCCGTACGCTCAACAACCAAAGAGAACGTAAACATGAATGAGATTCAAACAGTAACACTTCAACAAGCTGTAGAGCTTATCGTCAACAACCCCAAGACGCGCTTCATACTGCGCGGTGAGCCGGGTGTCGGCAAGACTAGCATCGCCCAAGCGATTGCACAGAGAGCAAACTTGCCACTAGCCATGCTCGACTGTCCCAACCTCGACCTCGGTGACGTGTGCATGCCGGTGATCGACCACGAGAATGGCGTGACCCGCTATTATCCCAACGCTAGGTTCGGTATCCATACTGGAGAACCTGTAGTGATGGTGCTCGACGAGTTCACCAAAGCCGCAGACCCAGTGAAGAACATGCTCCATCCATTGCTCGAAGTGTTCAAGCCCAGACTCGGTGACATACCAGTGCCGGAGGGAAGCATTATCTATCTGACCGGTAACCTTGATACCGATGGGGTGGGCGATGGTCTGGCTCAACATACCAGACAACGTGTCGCTGAGTTGATCGTGAGTAAACCGAACTATGAAGAGTGGACACCGTGGGCCTTGAACAATGACATTGAAACAGTGGTGATTGCTTGGGTGCACCGCTACCCGCAGTGTCTTGCATCCTACGTGGATGGGGTGAAGAACGAATTTGTCTTCCATCCATCTAGCCCGCAGGACAACGTGGTTTCCCCGCGTACACTGGAGATTGCCAGTGGGATCATTAAGAACCGCCATTTGTATGACGAAGATGCGCTTATGGCTGCGCTAACAGGTGTAGCAGGTGCTGCATTCGCTGCCAGTATCGTGTCGTTCATCAGGTTTCAGGAATCCCTGCCATCCATTGCATCAATCAAAGAGCAACCGAATACCGCAATCATTCCAGAAGACCCCGGCGCTCGCGCAGTGTTGACGTTCGGACTACTGGAGCATGTGGAGAAGGACACCCTGACCAACATCCTGAAGTACCTGCGTCGCATGGAGGAAGAGTGGCAGGTGGTGTTCTGTGTGGCACTGGCTCGACACGAGAGTAAGAAAACAATCGCCTTTGGGAACCGCGAGTTTGCACTGTGGGCGGCTGACAACGAGGACTTACTGTAAGCGTACGGCTGCCGTACGCAAGGAGGAAAGAGAATGAAAGTAGAACGTAAATTCAAAGCCATCAAGATCGGGCTTATGCGATCTGACCAGTTTGGTCTGCTGCGCGGTGTTGCCATGCACGGCAAGACCATTCTGACTACTGACGTACCGACAGCAGCTACTGACGGTCGAGACTGTTGGTTCAATCCAGACTTTCTGTTCAATCAGATTGCCAACGGGGACAAAGGTGCTGCCTATGTCATGGTGCACGAGTGGTTGCACAAGGCGGGTATGCACTTTGTTACCTACCAGAATCTAAGAGAACGACACGCTATGGCTACTAACATGGCAGCAGACTTCTGGATCAATGACCGCATTGAACTCGCTGACCCCAAGCATGTGCTGACCGAAATGCCACAAGATGCGAACGGTAAGCCTATTGGCTTGCATGACATCAAGTATCGGGATTGGACAATCAAGCGCATCTTCAATGACATCATGGAGAACGCCAAGAAACGTGGTGGCGATGGTGGTGATGAAATTGATGGTGGGTTCGACGATCACGATTGGGATGGGGCCAAAGAGCTATCCAAAGAAGAGGCCAAGCAACTCAAGCAGGACGTGACCGAAGCTATCCGGCAAGGTATCCATGCAGGTAAGCGAGCAGGTGCAGGCGGACTACATGATGCACTGGGACTCGAAGAGCTAATCACGCCGAAGGTGGATTGGCGGGATGCACTGCGAATGTTTATGAACTCGACGTGTCGCAAGAAGGAACGCTCGACATGGCGTAGACCGAACCGCAGGTATCTGCATCAAGACATTGTTATGCCTACGCTAGAAGGTAATAGCGTCAATGAGCTGGTGCTTGCGCGTGATACGTCTGGTTCGATGTACGGTGACCGCATGACTGCTGTTACCAGTGAGATGGTCGGTCTAGCACAGAACCTGAACGTCGATAAGATACATGTGATCGATTGGGATGGTGAGGTTGAGAATCACGAGATATACAACAGTGACACTTTCAAAAATGCACCAGAGCTACGCACTGCACACGGTGGTGGAGGCACCGACCCTAGATGCGTCTCTGACTACTTGAGTAAGAACAACATCAAGCCAGACGCTGTAGTGATGTTGACCGATGGCGAGATTTGTTCTTGGGGCAACTGGACTACTCCGGTGCTCTGGGCAATCACAAACGAAGCAAACATAACCGCCCCCGTGGGCAAGACAATCAACATTGATTAGCGTACGGCTACCGTACGCAAAGAGGAAAGAGAAATGAGTATATCAGACAGTGCAGTATTGGTACGTCTAAACATCAGCGTGTGGGGTGCAAGCAAGCGCAACAAAGACATCGAGAACGAGTTGGCTATGCGTAAAAATGCAGACCCGAAAGCCATGCGTATGTATGACAACCTGATGGTCGGTTCAACCGGACACAGGGACATTCAGAAACATGCGGCACAATCGCGGCTCTGGCACAACACCATGACGCTACCGTGGGATGAACGCGGGTACAGGCTTTGCCCTACTAGCCTATTCCTAGACTACAAGTCGCAGCACAATCTCAAGCAGGCTACGTTCAACAGTATGCTAGATGGTTTCCGAGTAAAGTATTGGAGCTACCGTGAGACTGCTAAAGAACACCGTGGGGATTTGTTCCGCGAGGATGACTACCCTCCGGTAACCGAGGTGATGAGTAAGTTCGCATGGAACTTTGTTGTTGCCCCTGTACCTGAGTCCGGTCACCTGTGCATTGATCTACCCGCGCAGGAGATGGAAGAACTCAAGCAGTCCTGTGACGCAGAGGTCGAACGTAAGGTGGCGGAAGCTGCCAAAGAAAATGACAAGCGACTACTAAAAGAGTTGCAAGCCATAAGTGCGAAGTGCACGGATACTGGAGACGAGGAAGAGGATGACAAGAAGCGGTGGCACGATACGTTTGTTACTAACCCTCTGGACTTGTGCCGTATGCTCAAGCACATGAACCTGACCAACGACCCCAAGATAGAAGAGGCACGTCAGCGCCTTGAGGATATTATGGTAGGTAAAACGAAAGACATGTTCAAAGATTCCCCTGTTGTCCGTAAGGAAGTGAAGGAAGAAGTGGACTCAATTATTAATTCATACGATTGGTAGCGTACGGCTGCCGTACGTAAAGAGGAAAGAGAAATGATTTCAGAAGTATTCGATAGAGATAGCTACGTAATTGCAAACGCCAAAGAGGACATACAGAATGGCGATGCAGGCAAGTTCTCAAACATGCCGAGAAATGTTTATCACAACCGTGGTAAAGAGCAATTCCGTCCTTTGCTAGAACATGGGAATCTGGATATTGCCCCTGCGTTCTTGCTGCACGTTGCCACACGTAATCCTGACTACACCTTCTATGTTAAGACGGGTGCCAGAAATACTGCTTCAGGCGCCTCATACTACATGGTGCGTAACATATACGTGTTGGCAGGTGACGAACCACTTGGTGCAATAGACGCTTCTAGCATGTCGGATAGCCTGTTGTTCAGAAACAACCGCGTCACTGAAGATTTGAAACGTGGTAGTTCAAAGAAAACATCAAAGCTAAGTACAGCTAAGTCCATTTTTGCTCAGTATTTCTACGGCATGACCATGCAGGAGCATATGCAGAACATGGCCGCAAACGTGAGCTACGAAGTTAGAAACACCATCTATACTCTACGCAGGAAAAAAGACGAGGCGCAGAACGCGATGGTTGAATACATCAAAAAAGAAATGCTGCTTGGTAACGAGGTGCTGTTTAAGTTTGTTAATGATGCAGGCAAAGGGGAACTCATTGATACGTTCCACAACATGTATTCTGAAATGCGAGTAGTACAGAATATAGAAGACGTGCTTGATAAGAACGAAGGCTACTACATCATGCTCAAGGATGATGAGTACATCAAGTGGCGTAATGATGAAAGTAAAATACCAAAGAGATTCAAGCGTACCGAAATGCCTGATGACATGCGGACAGCACTGGCACTGTTGAAAATTGCAGACAAGGGTACGTTCGTAGACGGTGCCGGTTTCAAACTGGCAGATGATAAATTCTTTATTCGTGACGAGGTGCAACTTGATTTTGACAGCTAACAGAATACGACGACGTGGTAAGCAGAAAGAGCCTACGTTAGTACATGTAAACGTGCGTCTACCACAATACGTGGTAGACCATTTCAAAGCTGGCCCTAATTACACGCGGGAAATACGTAGGGTCTTAACTGAATATGTGGAGCGTACGGCAGCCGTACGCTGTGAGGAGAGAGAAAAATGAAGCGACCAGACTTAAAGATTTTACAGCTTACTAAGAAAAGGCTAGACCCTTTAGGTAAAGCAGTATCAAAAAATTATTTTGATAGAGTGCTGAGTTCTCCACTTTTATGGTTTGGAGATAAAGACTTTGACACTCTTAAGGATGAGTGGAATGTACCAGATGTTCCGTTGGTTACCGATAAACAAGAGTGGAGTTTTGATGAATTTGTAATTGTTTACAAGATTGAAACCGAAGATCAATTGGGAAACATGGTCTGTCCTACTCACATGTGGGCGTATGTTTGCACTAAACCGGATAAATTTACTCTTGAACAAAAACGAGCTTTGGGTATGCGAGAAATGCCCGTTGAACAAGAAGTATCTGAAGTAGAGGATTTGTACAAAAAACTAGCCGAGACTCTCCCGCACAGATTCAGTTTCGAGGATAACATTGATTGGCCAGAAGATAGTGCTGCGTATATACACGTCCAATTGTTTAATGAAGAGGATAACAGTTGCACAGCGTTTGGTGGTTACTTCTTTTCGACCGATGATCCCACGCCAGTTCATTGTTTCGTTCCTAGTGTGGGTTGTATGTGTGCATTGTTAGAGTCTTATAAGGATGACATGGCGGGTTTTGACACACATCATCGAGCAACAAGAGCATTTGCTAATGAAGTGATGGGTTTGTGCATGCGACTTATGACGTACATGAAGTACGGCGAGAAGCACGCGGTGGAAAAATTTCCAGCTAAAGAAAAGAAGAAGGCGGTTGGGCCTCTTGCAGAGAAACGTCCGTGGATAAATGCTAGTGGCCCGCACATACTACTGCTAGATCGCTTGCCTAGTACGCAGAAGCCACATCAAGGCGGCACGCACGCTAGTCCTAAACCGCACCGTAGGCGTGGGCATTGGAAGACACTGAACCATCCGAGGTACAGGCGTCACCCGCAATACCAAAAGAAGATATTTGTTAAGCCTAGTTTCGTAGGCCCAAGACAAGCTACGTACGAAGGAAACGTGTACCGGCTCGTAGACCCTATAGAGGAAAGACTATGACAGGTGAATCCTTCTACCTAGACATCGACGGGGAGACGTGGCAGTACATGCTTGTCACCGATCCAGAAGCTGCACTGTACTGGAACCCGTCGTCCTACAAACTGAAGCTTAGTGATATTCGCATAGCTACAAAGTGTTCACCCGAAGATCGCAAGAGACTAAGGCGTGAGATACTGAAAGATATATTAATAGCCAATCCACTAAAAAAGGTCAGCAATATGCCAAATATTTAAAAGATTCTAACGTAGCTTTCTTTAGTCACAACAACAATCATTTAGATGCTAGAAATTGTCCTTATGATGAAGCTCAAACAGCGTACGGCAGCCGTACGCTAACCCCTCTTCTACCCCGCCTAGTGCGGGGTTTTTTGTGTCTTTACAAAGTCCAATCTTTACGCTATTCTTTCTGAATGGCACTCACTCCCGAAAAGAAAGTTAAAAACAAAGTCGTACAATTACTCAAGGAGTACGGCGTGTATTACTTCTTCCCCGCTACCTACGGCATGGGGCGCAGTGGGGTGCCAGATGTAGTTTGTTGTTTCCAAGGACACTTCCTCGGCATCGAATGCAAAGCCGGTAAGAACAAAGCAACGCCACTACAACTTCAAGAGCTTGCTGCTATTAGAAGAGCAGAAGGCACTACTTTTATTATCAATGAAGAGAACGTGGGGGTACTCGCTGAGTACCTGAAAGAATATGCAGACCCTAACCATCGACTTCGAGACCTACTACACTAAAGAGTACGGCCTCAACAAACTCACCACTGAAGAATACATCCGCGATCCTCGCTTCGAGGTTATTGGTGTGGCTGTCAAAAATTTTGGGCAGGAACTATCATCGCGAAAAGCTAGAGCGCCAGTATGGTTTTCCGGCAGCAAAAAACAAATTGCTAAATTTTTAGCCCAGTTTGATTGGGACAACTCCATTGCCGTAGCCCACAACGCCATGTTCGATATGGCAATTCTCAATTGGCATTTCGGTATTAAGCCAGCAAAGATCGTTGATACGCTGGCAATGTCACGCGCTATCCATTCTATAGAAGTAGGAGGAAGCCTCGCCGCCCTCTCCGAATACTACGAGCTAGGCAGGAAAGGTACCGAGGTGCACGATGCCATAGGCAAAAAGCGTCTGGATTTTACCGCAGAAGAACTAGAAGCCTACGGGGGCTATTGCGTGCAGGACGTTGAACTTACCTACAAGTTATTCAACGTGTTGAAAAAAGACTTCCCTAAATTTGAACTGGCTCTGATTGATCTCACGATCCGCATGTTTAGTGAGCCACAGCTATGCCTAGACTTAGGTGTACTCAACGCGCACCTTGAAGATGTTGTGGGTAAGAAAGAAGCCCTATTGGCAAAGGTCAAGCACGACAAGAAAAAGCTAACAAGTAATCCCCAGTTTGCCGAGCTACTGCGGGAATATGGTATCGAGCCTCCTATCAAAATAAGCCCCACGACAGGCAAAGAAACCTACGCATTTGCCAAAAGCGATGAAGCCTTCAAAAAGCTTCAAGAACACGAGAACCCGGAGGTTCAGGCTATTGTGGCTGCTAGACTAGGTGTAAGGTCTACCATCGAAGAGACACGCACCCAGAGGTTTATAGACATAGGTAACAGGGGGACATTACCCATCCCACTACGCTACTACGCGGCCCACACAGGGCGTTGGGGAGGCGATGACAAGATCAATATGCAGAATCTACCCCGTGGATCGCAGCTAAAGAAGGCTATGTGTGCCCCATCTGGGTACAAGTTTGTGGACTGTGACCTGTCTCAGATAGAGGCACGGACACTGGCATGGTTGGCCGAGGAGGACGATCTGGTTGAAGCGTTCGACAGAGGAGACGATGTATACAAGATAATGGCCTCTGCCATCTACGATAAGCCTGAAGACCAGATAAACAAAGAAGAAAGATTCGTCGGTAAGACTACGATACTAGGCGCAGGCTACGGCATGGGTGCCGTCAAGTTCAAAGCTCAACTCAAGAACTTTGGGGTAGAGTTGGAACAGGACGAATGTGACCGCATCATAAAGGTATACAGGGAAACATACCCAGAGATACCGGCCCTATGGCGGGAAGCAGGCAGGGCACTCAACAGCATTATGAAAGACCAGAGCAGTACCTTTGGACGCCCCGGAATACTTGAGGTTGAGGGAGACAGCGGTATCCGACTGCCCAACGGACTGTATATAAAGTACCCAGAACTGCGAAAAGAGACTGACGAAGAGGGTAAAACAGAGTTATTGTACAAGACCCGAAAGGGTAGGGCGCTTATGGATACTAGGATATATGGAGGTAAGGTAATAGAGAACGTGTGTCAGGCACTGGCACGGATCGTCATCGGTGAGCAACTCCTCCGTGTATCCCAGAAGTACAAGGTCGTGATGACCGTCCATGACGCCATAGGGTGCATTGTCCCAGAGGATGAGGTAGAACAGGGTATGCGCCTAGTAGAAAAAGTTATGAAGATACGGCCCAGATGGGCACCAGACCTGCCCCTTGATTGCGAGGGAGGGTATGGTGATTCCTACGGAGCCTGTTAGCCCCAGTGGACGGTGGGTAGGTGTGTTTCATCATTCTGGCCTAAAAACATCCACAGTATATGACGCGGCCCCTTGTTTACTCCCTAGTTCGGGTTTTCTATCGATGGGCCTGAACAACGGCGTTCTCTTTCCTCCGCGTGCGTATACCGGAGAAACCACGCTACGGTTAGTCGTGCCTTTTATCCTTGGGGGGCACGCATTGAATTTGAGGGGTTTATGAAAGTTAGACTAGAGTTAGATGACCGTGAACTGGAAGAGATTATCCAGCTCGTTAAAAGACTTACAGATACGCTAGAAAGACTAGAAGAGTTACTAGACGAAGATGTACAAGAAACTGGAACAGAAGTGTAAGTGCGGTCAAAAAATGATCGAGGTGCTTGGCTATATCGAGAAGCAGGATGGCGATAAGCACCCACGAGCCTTTCGTAAGGGTTGGTTCTGTCCGTGGTGTAGAGAATGGAAGGACGCAATACTTAGAGAGAAAATTGTAGAGGAGGAGTAGGCATGGTGAGCCAGTTGATGTGTGTAGCCCTAGCTATCTACTTTGAAGCTAGAGGTGAACCAGACGCTGGGCAGATTGCAGTCGCTCACGTAGTCCGAAACAGAATCGAAGACCCACGCTATCCAGACAACGCATGTGATGTAGTTAAACAAGGTTACTACTGGAATGGTAACCCGATACGAAACATGTGCCAGTTCAGTTTCTACTGTGACGGCAAACCGGAAGACCCGCACGACGAACAAGCTTGGCGCGATGCACTATACATTGTGCACTTGAGTGGTTTGATTCCTGATATTACAGGAGGTGCAACGCACTACCACAGCACCAAAGTATTTCCTGAGTGGGCATACACAGGACAAGTTACAACTAACATACACAAGCATGTGTTTTATACAGGTATAAAGTAAATGTACGAGTACAAAGCAACCATTAGACGCATAGTAGATGGGGATACAGTAGATGTTGATATTGATCTTGGGTTTGATACTTGGCTGCACAATCAGCGGATTCGTCTTTACGGTATTGATACTCCCGAGTGCCGCACAAGAAATAAACAGGAGAAAGCTCATGGGTTACTCGCAAAAGCCTACGTTCAAAAAGCTCTCGTCGTGGGAGGAACATATGCGCTCACAACAAAAGAGAAGGGAAAGTTTGGAAGATTTCTGGGCGAGTTCAAAACGGGAAAAGGATTTATTACGAAACTCCTTATCAAAGAACGATTGGCGGTTCCGTACACTGGGCAAAATAAAAAGGAAATAGCTGCTGCACAGGAAGCTAATCGAATAGCACTAATAGAAGAAGGTAAATTGTAATGCGAAACAAGTTAAAACCCGCAGGTATGTTGATTTGGGACGAAGAAGATGGCGAAGGAGTGCTGCATATAGCAGAAGAATTTAGTGATGAACCGGTTATTACTCAGCTAGATGCAATGAAAGATTGGATAGGCATGCTCACTGAGGTTTATAACGAAACCTTGCAAGACTTTGAAACAAAACATTAGGAAAAACTATGGCAGCTTGGTCTTACAGTAAGGTTAATACCTTCAAGCAGTGCCCTAAAAAATATTACCATCTGAATGTTAAGAAGGACGTGAAGGACAGAGGCAACGCTGCTACTGCATACGGCAGTAAAGTGCATAGTGCTGCTGAGAAATATATAAGGGATGGTAAGCCGCTGCCCAAAGAATATCGTTTCATCCAACCTACGCTCGATGCCTTCAACCGAATAGAGGGTGAGAAGCACTGCGAGATTAGGCTTGGTGTAGCAAGAGAAGACGACGAGTTTAGCCCATTAGACTTTTGGGATAAGAATGTTTGGTACCGAGGTATAGCTGACCTGCTTATAATCAACGGAGAGAAAGCTTATCTGATTGATTACAAGACCAGTAAGACCGCAAACTATGCGGATACTCAACAGTTAGACTTACTTGCAGGCGCTGTGTTTATAAACTTTCCTGAAGTTAAAAAGATTAAATCTGCATTGTCATTCGTAGTGTGCGATGGCTTTGTAACTAAAGAGCATACCGCAGACATGTATAAGTCCTATATCGGTGTGTTTGATGAAGCACTTGAACGTATTGAAGTAGCAGGTAACGAAGGCGTATGGAACCCGATAGATGGGCCACTGTGTCGATTCTGTCCGGTCACTAGCTGCGAACATAATAGGAGGTAGAAATGCCAGCCAAGAAACGTAATTACAAAAAAGAATACGAGAACTACCAAGGCACTGAAGAACAAAAAAAGAAACGTGCCAAGCGTAATGCTGCTCGACGCAAAGCAATAAAAGAGGGCAAGGTTAAAAAAGGTGATGGCAAAGATGTAGCCCACAAGAAAGCTATGGATAAGGGTGGAAAGAACTCTGACGGTACTAGAGTAGAGAGTAAATCACGGAACCGATCTTTCAAACGGGACTCTA